TCATGGAGGTGCCCAATGGCCAGCAGCTTATGCTCTGGGTAGCCCGCCTCTGCCTCTCCCATCAACACCAGGGCCGCACCCAGGTGCTTCTCCACACACTCCATGCAGGATGGTCGCACGGTGTCCAGGCGCATGATGTCTAGGTAGCCCCGGACAAACTCAGGGCTAGCGTCCAGGGGCAGACCATAGTATCCGGCGATGTGAGCGGCAGACGGCATGGGGAACATTCCGCAAAACTATCCCCCATCGTGCCAAGGTTGCGGGGGCATAGCCTAGGGTTTGCGGAATGCGCTAAAACAGCTTTCTCAGGAACCCTTGCAGGTTCGGCTCATACTTTTTGATGGCCTCGTTCAGGTAGGTTTGCCGATCCCGACTGCCGTAGGGCGTTTCTGCATTAAACGGCACATCAAAGCCCTTCTCGAAGATGGTCTTAGGGTCGGGTGGGTCGGTCAAGATTTCGATGCCCTTGCGTTTGGCGGCTTCTTCAGATAGGGAGAAGATGGCACAGCGGCAACCCCAGCCCGCCGGAACTCTGCCCGCCCGCCAAAACGGGTCATCAGCATAGATGGCCTTGTTGTGCAGCGCTTGGTGATGTAGCCGGGGCTGGGGAGAATCGCGCCATCGCCATACCCACAAGGGCCGACGGGCTAGCACCGAGGGTTCCCGCATTTGCTGGTAGCGTCCAGCACCCATGGCTCCTCGGAAGTTGGTATCGAAGATTGTCCAGATGTGGCGGGGGCTAGCAGGCTTCCATCCCTTACGGCCAATCAGCCGTGACCAAGACTTCTCAAAGTCAGCAAAGCTCATACCCTCGGTGATCGACTGTTCCACTAGCCATTTCGCCGCTTTAATCAGGTCGGCTTGGGCCATCCTCGCCACCACAAAGGCCCAATCATGAAAGTCGGCGGTCAACTGCTGGTAGGTTTCCGCTGGGATCGCCACCTTGGCCCTGAAATAGTCCACGGCTTCCTTGAAGGACAGCTTGAACCATGCAGGCTTGGCCCTGCCATCAAAGCGCACCCCGTCGCCATCGTCGCCCTCGTCCAGCACCTGTTCCCGCCCTGCTAGGTTGGCCAACACCATGCCCTGGTACACCTCTCGTTCTAGGCCACGATAGGGCAGTCTGGAGAACAGTTCCCCCGGCTGCATGGAGATACGCTGTAGGGCGGCGCTCATGTCCTTCTGGGCCAGAATCCAGGCTAGGGTACGTTTCTGCCATTGCTCCATGATCGGCTTCACATTAGCTAGGCTCCGTTCCCTCAGCCAGCGGCCAAGGGCGTCCGGGTCGTCCCCGGCGTCATAGCGTAGGATGTCGTCGCCTAGCCAGCCATCACGGCGTAGTTTGGCCCCCGCCATCGTCTCTACGGCAAACAGGGCCAAGGCGCGGCCCTCGGCTAGTAACTCGGATTCATCTAGGGAGTCCAGGCGCGTGGGGGCAATGTTGGGATCAGCAAGGCCGATCAGGGTGGCGTAAAATTCAGCTTCGGTTAGGTTCATTGGTGTACATCCATCCTCAATCCATCCTCATAACCCTGGCTAAACGCACTATCGGGCCGATATCGTACTTTCTGGCGGTTCGCCCTAGCCAGAATCCCGCGCACATCTTTGTAGGTCTTCGGCACTCGTTCACCCCATCGGCGGAACTGCATGGCGGCGGGCGTTGGCAAGCCTTTGTCATCCACTAGCGGGTCTTTGCGGCTTAGGATCTGCGCCGCCTTGCGACTGTTGAACTTCGCCCTGTCCCACTTGTCGCCATCACTGGCCCCGGTCGCCTTCCTGACGGGCTTGCGCACCTCGCCCCCGCCCTGGTTGTACTGGGCCATCCTGCGGTTCGTGCGACGGTCGTAGGCTGCGTAATGTTCGGCTGGGGTGGGCATGGGGTTACGCGCTTCCATCTGTCGTTGATGCTAGTTTCCTGCGTTTTTTCTCACTCTCAGCAATGGCCTGGGCTGTGGTTTTATCTTTCATGTCAGAGATATAAACAGTTCCTAGGCCGTTGCCTCTCATCGCCACGCGAACCTTGTAACCATCTCGAATCTCAGTTGTTTTGTAGTCCGAGGGAATCCGCTTCCATTCAGCACTGGTCATGGTGTAATCGGCTTTGTCGGGGTCGTTGGCAAACTGCAAAGCCTTTTCCTGTGTCTTTTTCTGCGTCTTTTTTTGATCTATCTCTAGCTTTTCCTTCCGTAGATTTTCCTCATATCTCCTAAGCCGCTCTCGTTTTTTGGCCTGTGGCAACCCTAGGTCACTTTCCAGGCTACGCATAGCCGTATCCTTCCACTGAGAAAAGCTCTCGACAGCACGATCATAGGCAGACCCTCTCTGTGCCGCCTGTTTACGATTAAAGTTGCTCCCCCCAGCGACAAATGCTGAAGCCGTACCACTCGCAGCACTATAGACCGCATTGGCCCTGCTGATATATTCTTCCTTAATGCGATTCATCGACTGATCAAGGGCTTGCGACTGATCAGCTAGTCCATACTGCTTCAATTCTTGGGATAGTCGATCATGATTGCCATTCACAAACTCCTTAAAAGAAGCCTGTTCTGATCGTCCTAACCGACTGCCAGCGCTTCTATACATGTGCTGGAAGCTGTCGCCGATCTTGGTTGCATCGCCAAGTTCTTCCCCCGTCACAGACTTGAACTTTGTTGGGTCAGCCTTTGGCTTTAATCCCTTAGCCGCCCGTGATCGTGCTGCCAATTCTTTAGCCGACTCACTGCCAGCCCCAGCATTCTCCTTCCGGCATTCATAGCCAGCAGAGATATAGGTTCCGCCGCACTTCTTTCCAGGTATTTTGCGGCCACTGCTAAACGCAAACAACTTGCCATCCATGCGCGAAGATTCGTCGCCAAGTTGCAATAAATCCTGATACCGTCTATCCCGCCACGCCACGGCATAGCGGCTAGGCCAAATCACAAACCGCTGTTGGGCCTCCTGGGTTGCCATGGCGAGGGCATCCAGCCGCACCGAGTCACCCCGATCCCCCTCCAGTTCCTCAAGGCTCATATCTTCTTCCTCTAGGGGCAATTCCTCCTCCGGAGGTAGTTCGTCGGTAAATTCGCCCTCGTCCACCGGGGCATCCTCAAAGCCTTCCTCAGGGATACCCTCTTCCCCCATGCCCTCGTCCATAGGCATCTCACCGCCCTCGCCGCCCTGCTGTTGGGCCTTCTGGAATGCCTCATCATCGAGTGTCGTTTCAAAGCTGAACGTGGCCCCACCAAACCGCGATTTCCGCACTTCCTCAGGCACCAATACCCCAGCCGTCAGGTACACATTATCGGTCTGGGCCTGACTGCTCCGGTTGGCAATCTTTTCGGCTTCGGTCTGCTCCAGCAGCGGGTTAAAGATGACACTCCATCCCTCTAAGGGTTTGCCGCCCGTAGGCCCATCCTTCGCCAGAAACATTAACTGATAGATCCGGTTCAGCGCCGCCAAGGGCCACCCTTCCTGGTACGCCCCAACCTTCTTCGCCCAGGTCTTTTCCTCACTTTCCCCCGTGGCCCCAAGGCCGCTGGGCGACTCACCAAACAGGATGGTATGGGGAATGCCCAACGCACCGATCAGCATGTCCCGATAGCTGCCAATCAGGTCATTCAGCCCCGAAAACTGGCGAGACACAAAGTTAACCGATTCCTCATCCTTGTCCAGCACCACCCCGCCCATTAGCGAAGCCATCATCTGGAGTGAGGTAATCCGTTGGCGAATGGCGGCTTCATTGCCCTCGGTCATCATGTCGCCAAAGCCCGCCACCTGGTAAACAAACAGGCTGTAGTCCTTCACCAAATGTTCAACGCCCTTGGTCATCGACTCCCAGGCGGAAAACTGATCCCACACCACCTCAAGCAACGACCTGTCCCAGCCGTTGTTGTAGCGCATCACCTGCGGGGGCACCGGAACCCCCGGAACCCGAATCACGCGGCTACGGTGGATGGGATAACTCTGGCTGTACCCTTGCCCCGCCCCAGAGAATCGCCCCTGGAACATGCTGACTAAGCCGGGGTGCCAGTCGGGCGTGACCTGCAAATGATAGTGAGTCGTCTTGAGCGGGTTAGCAATGGCCGTTTGGCCGGGGTAAAGCTGATAGCTGTCGAGTACTTCAATCTCGCGGATGGTCTTGATGTTGGCGGTGTCGATGGGTTCATGGGGCGGTCTGCCATCGTCCACATTCAGAACAATTGCCGCCCCTCGGTACACATTGGCCAGATACCCCGCCCACCGGATAATTTCACGGTCACTGGATAGGGGCTGGTCTCGCAGGTCAGAATCTTTGGTGCGGGTGCCCACCACATTGCGGTAGACATCGAAGGCCGCTTTTACCTTGTCGCTCACCCCCTCCGGCCAGGATATCTCCCAGCCCTTCGCTGTGGCGGCATCGGGATAGGCGGTGCAGGCGACATTCAGGGGCCACACCTGGCAAAGCTGGTCTAACTGCCCCTGCCCTAGCCGATGGACAGAGCCCACCTGAGTATACAAAGTGCTGTCTGAGGCCGTCCCTAGCCCCGTCAGGGCGTTGATCAGAACCCCGTCGCTTCGGATTACGTCAGACATCGTCACTCGCCGCATAAGACCCCCTCATCCTGCCTGTCGATGGCCGACAAGGGGGCTAGTTTGCGAAATCCGCTAATCGTTGAACTCAGGGCAGAGATATTCAGGGGCATAGGTCGCTACCGCCGCCATCACCGTTACAAACTCGTCATCCACATAACCGTGGGTGCCAAGGGTGACTTCAACCTGTTCCTCCGTAATTTCGTCACGGGTCATTCCAGACCTCAACTGGTCACAGTACCGTTCCCCCAACGCGACCACGGGCCAGGTTTCCCCGTCCCAACCTTGAGCTTTAATCGTTCGCAAGGTTCGCTGTTCATACTGAGATGCCGTGGCGGTTGCGGATCGTGCCCCCACCCCGCACAACGCCGCTAGGTTCACCACCGCCCCCGTGGGGGTCTCCATGAAGCAGTAATGGTCTCCGGTTGCAATCTGGGCAATGAGCAATAATTCAAGCATGATGGTGTCTCCTACGCTGGGCCTAGTGTTCCCCGTTAGCGCATCCCGCAAACACGCCCCCGTGAACGGATATCCCCTCTAGCCTAGAGGCTAGTTTTGGCGGTATGGCTATGGCACGGGGCAGCGGCGACAATCTAGCGGTCAAACTGGTACTTCAGGCCCAAGACCTGGCTTCTAAGGTGGTCGCCAAGGCCGAAGCCCAGATGCAGAACTTTGGCGATACCTCCGAAGCCGTCGCTCAGCA